ATCGAGGTTTGTGCCAAGCTACCATTTGCCTGAATGTCGTACACGATATTCGGGTCAGAGTAGTAGTAGGTCACTTGAGAGCCAGTTTGGTAGGCGGTGTTAGCCACCCACTGATTGCTGACCAGACGACGACCAGTAGTATCAGTGAACTCATGACCAGCAAAAGCACCTTGGTAGGCGCTGCCAGCAGTAGCAGCAATGATGTTTCCAGACGTATCAAGGGCAACAGGTTGGCCCTTCAAAATTCCGGTTGAATAACCGGAAGCAATACCGTTAGCAAGCGCCACAGCGCGATCCAGACCAGATGGGTGGAACGAAGGACGCAGGCCGAACGGAGCAGAGGTTGCACTCATAATTAACTCCTTTGTTGAATCCTCACCCGTGGAATACGGGGGTTTGGATAATTCGGTTCAAATTGCCAAAGCCTTCACCTTCAACACTTCCCAGACTCTTGCCTGAGCTATCGCGGTTTCCTTGAAGCTGCTGAACTTGGACTTGGACTTTGTCCGATTCCTCGTTAGGAGCGTCATGGTGCATTTGAGTCATGACCTCTTGATAAACGTCCATTGGAAGTTTATACAAGCGCATCTCATTGCACGCGATAAAACCTACGTCTTCGCCAGCCTTTACGCGGTAATTGTCGAATCCGGGTAACTCATCCGCTCTCACGGGAACATACCCTAATCGCATCCGCTTATCAATACTGTCGTATCCGTTGGTGGTTGATAACCAGCAAAGATGCCATCCCGGAATATCCGGAACCTTCGGCAGCGCACTTTGTGTCCATTCATCGCTCCACATCTTGCGACGTTCCTGCGTAGAAATGAACTTCTCTTCTGGGGCGGCGCGGCTTGCATCTTGTGAAGATCTTTGCTCACGGCCACCTGCGTTGAGGGTTTTTTTAAGACGAGAATCCATAATGTTTAGCTCCTATTGTTTCGTGCTGCTTCCGCATACCGTTTGATCATCTTTGCGCGTTTTTGTGCGTCATCCCACATACCAGCATCCTTCATTGCACGAACCTGTTCAGGCTCAAGAACAAAAGAATTGCCGCTACCGCGAGATGACGATTCACGCGAAGAACCGGTCACTAAACTTTTAGGTCTCCTTCTGGGTTGCTCATCATGACGATCATTATACTTATGAGGAAGCCGCCTTTGCAAGCGGCTGTCAAGCTCCTCCCAATACTCGTTTGTAGAGGGGTCGTACCCCTCCTGAACCAGTCGGTTGTCGATCACTTTAGCGATCTGGGAGTCCTCATCCTTGCCGTCTGGGTCGTACCAATCGTTGTTTTCCATCCAGCTATTTGCCAGACGTTGTAACTTGGGGTTAACCGCCCCAGTGTCAGAACCATTCTCAGCGGCCCGTGACTTGAAGTTTTGCATTGCCTCTAGCTTGCGCTTGGAGTCGTACCAAAGCTCCTGCGCCCTAGCAAAAGAGGTGCCGTCAGCGTTGTCCGTAGCCTCTTTGAGCTTGGCAGTGGCGTATTGCAGGCGTAGCTGCTCATCCTCAATTGCCTTGTCAAATCGGGCCAAGTCAGCGCCAGATTGCTTGCGCTCCAGCACGGATAGGCGCTCAACAAGCTGCTGGTTCTGGCGTTCCAGTAGCGTCAGCTTGGCGTCTTTTTCAACGTGAGTTTGCTTGATGTACTCCTTTTTGGCGCGTCGGCGGTTGCGACGAGCCTCTCGGATTGCGCTGGTGTCACCCGGTTGATCGCTATCCCCATCATCGGAGGCGGAGACTTCTCCCCCCTCGTTATTGGGGGACTCTATGTGATCGGGTAGCTCTACCGTGGCAGATCCGTCTTTTTCTTCAACGACGGCAATGTCGTCAATATCTTCTTTAAGTTCTTTGTTCATATGAAGGCTTTCATAGCAAGTGGATTACCAGTGATCTTCACAATCACCTCGTGATCGTTTAGCACCATGAATAAAGCTGGGTCTTCGTGGTCATCAGCGCCCTCAATAGGCACCTCCCAACGATCTCCGCCCCATTTGGGCACACGGATGTAGTCGCCAACCTCAATCCACGACCCTTCGGGCCACGGGAGCATGGTGTCACGGTGTTTGAACGCTAGTGGGCCGATCTCTACGACCTTTGCCACCATGTTCTGCCACTTTTCGGTTTCTTTGGTTTCTTCAACCAATATGATTCCCGCGCTAGTCGTCTTCTGCTTTGAGCGACGGAGTTGCACCAAGATGCGTCCGCCAAGGGGTTTTGCGCCGGGGTCTACGCTCGGAAAAGCCCAAGCTACGTCAGCTTCGTTAAAAGCTACCGGGTCATTCATTTTCATCTGTTTCTTTCATTAAGTCGTTAAGGATGTCAAGAGCTTCTTGCAATCCAAAATATTGTCCAACCATGCGTTGATAAGTCTCCCAGTTCGCCGCATTTCCAGCAGCAAGGGACGCAGCTATTGCTACCTGCTTAGACTTGATCCCGCCGATCAGATCGCCAAGGGTTTTCATTTTTTCTTAGCCTGTGATAAGCCTCCTGACTGTTTGGTTGGTGCAGAACCCTTCATGCTCTGGCCGTCAAGCTTCTCGCCCATAGCCATGCGCTTGTGCTGGGGAACCTGCACACTCTTTTGCTCTTGATCACTGGTTGCCATAAGGTACTCCTTGGGTTGGTTCAGCCTTGGTTTGCTCGAAATTGAGCTTTGCCGCATCGCGTGTTAAGCGGGCTGTTTCGATGCGTTGTTTGGTCTCTTGGTCGCCCTCGGCGATGGCAAGGCGTAGTTGCAACTCTTCCATGTCCAACTGGCGCTGCTGCTCCAGCTTCCTCATGTCTATATCGACCTTGGCCTGCAACTCTTTCTCCTTGAGTCCCATCTCCGCTTGGTCGCGTTGGGTGCGGCGCTGCGTCTCGGCCATGCTGGTGTCCAGCAACACCTTGGTATCTGGTGCCATCGGAGGCTGAGGCTGGGCCTGCTGCAACTGCTGAACCATCTGCTGGATCATTGGCATGACCTTTTGCAACGCCTCGTCGCTGTCCAAGCGAACGTGCTGCGATACCGCAGAGAACAGCTTGTCAATCTTGGAGGGCTGCTTGGACATCTCGTAGTCCTCTGTAGCGCCTTCCATCGACATATCCACATATCCGTTCATTCGGTTTAAGTACCACAAGGTCAAGTGCTGCTTGATGTGGTCTATTGCCCGTGGCAGGTAGGTAGGCGCAATGGCAGGGTTTGCACCCAGCACAGGGTTGGTAGCAAAGTCCAAGATGACTTGGATGTGGGCAAGGTGATCCTGCTCGATGTAGGCGTAGGCAGATTGGCCCATAGCCATAGCCACGTTCTCGTTGGCAGCGTCAATCTTGACTGGCGAGGGGGTATCGACCATCAGTTCGTTGATTCCGGGCACCTTAATCTGTTTCAAGAAGCGCTCAATGACCACTTTCTTGTTGAACAGGTCAGGATTCTTCTCCATCATCGCCATCACAGCCTGTGTCTGGGCCATGCGCTGCGTTTCGGAGAAGATGTGCGGGTCAGAGACGGGAATTACGTCCGTTACCTTGGAAAAGTCCTCGCGGGTGATCTCCAGATCCTCCACAATCTCGCCACGGCGCATATCGTCCAAGTACCAGCGGTTGATGCGGCTCAAAACCTTCAGTACACGGCCTTGAGACTCGTGCAAACGTGCATGGATGGCAGAAAACACCGCTGCGCCCTGCTCAATGAGCGCCTGAGTGGTGCCCACAGGGGCATTTGCGTTCACATCGGCGATCTTTTCCTCTGCCGTGGTCACCACACCCTTGGCTGCGTTGGTCAGCCAGCCTAAAAGCTCAAACAGGACGGGGCTGGGCGGGTTAAATGGCATGGGCATTGCCAGTTTGCGCACATCATCCACGCCGGGAGCGCCCTCAATCTCCACCACCTGCGTGACTTCAACCTCTTGCGACTGTCCAGAGACCTTTCCGCCCTTCAATTTGAGCAGCGTGGCAGCATTGTTGATGTGGGCAGAGTCCAGCAAGGCCCGTAGAGCGCCTGTAAGGGCCGCAGACAGCCCTCCAATGAGTTGGGGTAGGCCAACGGCATAGGCACCACGCCAAGGGATGAATTTGAACTCAATAACCCAGTCCAGCTTGGTCATCGTGTCGTCGCCCTCTTCCCAGTTGCGGTACAAGCCGATGACTTCGGACGACAGGTCGTCGATCATCAGGATGTAGGGAGCCGATTCGCCGCCAGAGAACTTGTCGTCATCGAGTTCCAGCCATGTGTAAATGTGATAAACCCGACGTAGGCCGTCTTCGTTGTTGTCAATCGACTTGCCTTCGATCTTGTTGGTCGCCTTTTGTGAGGCGGTCATCTCAGGATCCATCGTTGAACGGGCAAACGGCGTGTCGCGGTACATCCCAGAGGCGATACGGCGCTTGTAGTCCCAGTCGGAGATGTCATCGACCTCGGTCACGCGCTGTGCGGTAT